TTCATTTTGTCTGTAAATCCTTTTGAATGCTATAACTTCTTGCTATTAGATCACAAAACCTTTGGAATTGTAAACCTAATCGACCTGAAGCAATAAAACTATGTGATTTAGTAGTTTCTGAAGTATTTAGATATGCATACTTTAGTCTTGGATTTAACAGATAAACAGATCCTTCGTTCATTGGTACTATTCCGCAGTCTTCTACTACAAGTTTACAGTCAAACCCTGGACGTTGCATAGCCATATGAATTGTAACACCGTCATCAATAAGATCGTATGTTGATTCTCCGTCAAACTCTTTATCAATTCGAGGGGCTTGAGTACTTAACGGTTCAACAACATTGTATCTAATAAAGTTGTATTTTTCACTAGGAACACATTTCCACCAAAATGCTTTTGATGCCGGTGCTTCTTCTGTAGCACGAGTCCAGTGGTTGTTGATGTTAAGATCAGTTTCTTTACCTTTATATCTGTTATATAGTTTGTCGCATTCTATTCGTCCAGCATAGTCCCATGGTAAATGACTATAACTTGGATCGTTAACTGTTTGTAACGATAAGTTAAGCCACCCAATATTGCTTTCTAACATTTGATCAATATACCATTTACATACACGGACACCGTCACTAAGGTCAATAGTGTTGGGTATAATTGGAAATTCAAATGATTTATCTTTGTGTTCTAAATAGAATTGAACAGCTTCTTGATCTTGTTCTTTTAAAAATTTATCTTGTAGCATTAAACCTTTTTATCTCCTCTCCTAGTTGTCGCTGTAAACGAAATACTTCTTCTCGCACAGCAGAAATCCGTTGAGCTTTTGCACCGTTTTGACGCATCCGCTGAACTTCATCTGCCTTAGCTTGGATTGTTCTTCGCAATCCATCGATCATATCATTCGTTTGTTGATTCATCATCTTCACTAGTACTTATTTCAGGAGCCGGAGGCCGAGACATTGTTTCGACTAACTCGTTTAAATCGATAGTACCAGTATTAATTAAATCTATTGCGGCTTTCGGAGAAGCAACCATTCCTGATCTAACCATATAACGACAAATGTGTACGAAAGTATATTTGCCAAGATTTTGATATTTATTGTGAATGTGTGAATCAATCATTGGCGGTATCTTCCAGCTTGACAGTTTGAATTCTGTCATATCTAAAAGATCGCCAACCATTGGCATTTACGTCCCATACTGAACATACTTTATCAGAAATTTCTCTAACTTTCTTTTGGCTTAGTGTGTCAGTTTTAGTTGCTTTAGGCTTAATGTCTTCTTTAAGTGTACAAGTCATTACCCTTTGGTCTCCATCTAGTTTTAAGAATGTAACAACTACAACATTCTCCTCTAGCATTTTCATAAGGTCATCTTTAGTAGGGATGCCTTTCATTTCTGCAATTTTATCTGCAACTTCCATTCTTAGAATCCTCTTCCGGTGTTAACTGCGTACTCACGTGGTCCAACTGTTGTAAATTCAAATCCAAATGCATTTCCTACATATACTTGACCGTTCCAGATCATTTTAAGGTTGTTGCCAGCCATAAAGACCTTTACGAACTTTCTACTTTCAAATTGATCAACTTCTGCTGATGCAATTCTATCATTGTCGGTGCATTTTACTTCGCACGTTTTATCGTATTCCGTTCGTTTCATTTTATCTCCTTGAGTTTATATTCAAAATTTTGTGTAGACTTGTTAATGCTAATTTGTTTAGCACCGTTTCTAATATGAAAGTGTGTTGCCATAGGCGTTAATGGTGATAGTGTAACTACCCTTTCAATATTATTCTTCTTTGCAAATTCTAATACTTTGTGTATGATTTCTTTTCCTGCACCTCGTTTACGTGACCAAACAGTATATGCAATAGCAATATTCTTTTCGTCTTTTAAATGTGCAAGTTCGCTCATCATATCAAGTTCTTTAACACTATGCGGGATATCGTTTGTAAATGCAATACAAATAATACCTTCAATAGCATCATCATACTTTAAGCCATAAATTTTACGACCATTAGAGATACGCCAGCCAAGTGTTAATTCAGGCCTAACTGGATCTTCACTTACATCAATATCGTCTAACTCGACAAGTTCAGTACCCCTAACCCATCGGAAAAACTCGTCAGTTTTATCTTTAAATAACTTCAATTTGTTTACCTTGTTTTTCTTTAATAATTTTAACTCTACGTAGATCATTCTCTGGATTACACACCGGAATCATCTTGAAAGTGTCGTAGTACTTACACAATAGTTTCATCTCATAGGCCTTAACAAGGCTACTGTGCATTGGCAAATATGCTTGATAACATTTATCAAGGTCTTCTATGTTATAATTTTGTTTAAATGCTGTTCCACACCCATAAGGACTAAGGCGTTCATTGCGTATAGTTCCTTTAAAATCTGTACGTCGACCTAGCATACAGTTTCTAGTAACTGCTCTACTTTCGCCAATGTATATTACACCTTCACCTAAAAAGTCTGCATGACCTTGCGGTGCACCATCTGGAAAATATCCGTATATGTAACACCCTGCATCTTTTTTACTAAATCCCCAAGAAGCATCGTGTTTGGCATCAATGTGATGCCATTTTGTAAACTCTGATGCATCAGGCTCACCTAATGAAATGTCTTGTGTGCTAAAGTACTCAGCGCCACTTAACGAAATAACTTTTTGAAATGTGTAACATAGTTCGTCAAGCCTATCTTCGTGTTGTGCAAAAATCTGTTCTAGTAGCTCTTGTTTAAGTCCGTGTCCGCCACTGCCGTTTGCTATATTCTTTGCTAAAATTTTTGCCTTCATTATATGTACTCCCTACATATTTTGTTCACGTTCCTTGCGAAGTTTGTTTTGTCTTTTAATACCACGTTTCTTCGCTTCTCTTTTCTTTTCGCTTGGCTTACTATAATACATTCTTTCTTTAAGCTCAAGCATTGTGCCTGATAGTTTTAACTTTTTTTTCATTACCCTAAGGGCTTTTTCTACGTTACCATTTCTTACTTCAATTTTCATTAGTCTCCTTTATTTTTATTAGTGTAGTGTTAATGACTCCATTGGTTGTTTAACAAAATCATCTGTAGTATCATTTGGGTCAACACCAAAATATTTGGTGCAAATATATACAATGGATCTTGGAACAGGTTCATCTTCAAACCCTTGTGGAATATAAATCCCACGTAAATTTCCTTCATTGCTTATAATTAATCCCCAGTCGTCATCTGCCCATTCAACAGTCTTATCGTTGTATTCATATTCGTTTGACATACCTCTCTCCTGATTAAACATTACATTAACTATACAAGAGAATTTAATCTTTGTCAACCTATCTTTACGTAATTGATAACAGTTTCTGGTAATTTGGTAATATAGTTCGCACTATGTCTTTTTACCTTACCTTTTATTTTGAAAGTAGTACCTTCGAGTGGAAGTTCACTAGTTTGATCGAAGCTTTTGAAAAAACTAACTAAGTTACCTTCAATATGGCCGTTCAATACGTGACAAGTATATTTGTCAACAAACTTTATCTCTTGCAGGGTAAAATTACCTTCAATCTTACTCCCAATAGTACTTATCAATTTTGACTCATTGAAATGTGCTTTAAGTTCTTTTTTCGTTGTTTTTTTCTTAACAGCATCAAAATACACTTTTGGTACAACAGCTAACAATCCAAAATTAGATGATGTTGATGTAGTACGAGAAATACTTGACATTATGTTTTCCATAAAGTCGTTTAGTGATCCTGCGATAATGCCAAGTGCATTATCTTTGTGCAACCAATCTACACTTTCTTTTGCATGAATAAAATCTTCGTCAATTAATTTAACTGGTTCAAAGTCAGCAGGAGGTGTTTCGTTTAATTGATAGTTTAACATGTCTTTGTTACTAAACAATGTTGGGGATTCAGAAAACCTGCGAGTATCTTTATAATACCCGTCATTGATTCTATGAGTTGCAAATGCTACTGCAAGTACTTCGTGTGTTAAGAATTCTTTTTTTGCCTTTGACATGTGAGCCTCTTTATCTAATTATGTTATAATTATAACACCAAAAGCTCTAAAAGTCAACCTATAAAATATCGTCTGCTATATTTAAATCAACCAATTGTTTGGCTGTATAATATTGATCACTAGGGTTCTTAATAAATTTACTATTAACTTCTGGTACAGTCATACCTGTTGCTTCACGAAGTATCTGCATACACCTTTGTTCGCAGTTAGCATTTTCTTTCATCTGCGCCTTCATGTCATGCATTTTAGATTCCATTGAGTCACTGTGTTGATGATTCATAATACCTGTGTTTTTACCAATCCAACGATATCCCTTTGTTCCACTAGCAAAAATTAAAAAACCTGCACTCATAACAGCACCAATACCTACTGTGCTAATATTATGGTAACTGTTCTTCATAACATCAATAAGAGCAAATGCTTCATATAGATCTCCGCCTATTGTGTTAACATACAGTTCGAGTGTTCGTTTGGGTTTTTTAGTTAGGTTAGCACTGAGTATCCATTTGATAGTTTCACTAACGTTTTCGTTAGCAATCTCTCCGCTTAGATAGTGTATGTCGTTATCAAGTAACGATCTATCTACAGCATCAGAACTGTTCCAATTATCATATTTAGGCATAATTTATTATATACGTATTTATACTTGTGTCCAGGGCAAATGGCCTAATTGTCTACTTTCAGCCCATCTTACAAACAACCCAACTTCTCTACCATGTGCATCAATTTCCCACGGTAAATCAAAATAATGAAGTTTACGCCGATCGTATCGCTTGCCTTGCCAGTTTACTAAATTAACATCTGACATAAGATCACGCATTTCACCTGTAGCAAACTGCTTTACATGTACTAGCTCATGACAAATAGTTTCAATGATTGTACGTTTATCTTGAGCTGAATCAATCTCAATGGTAAATTCTTTTGGACGAACAAAATCGTCTTCCCAAATACAGTTTCCGCAATTAAGAGAAGCTTCATGTAGCCCAGGAACAAAATTTACAGTTATTTCTAATTTTTCGTAAAGACGCTTACTCATTAGCATCGAACAACAAAATTTAACTACATCAGTAGCATGTTGTTTTTCAAATTCGGTAGCATTTTTAAGTTTAACTTTCATGAGTCGATCCTGTTTCAAGTATATGTATATTATACACTACTTAGAGTAGAATGTCAACCATTAACCTCGTCTTTTACATACGGAGAACGGTCGTTATATATGTCGCCTGCTAGTGCTTTAATACTATCAATGTGCATTTGAATTTGGGTTTCATCCCTAGATTCTTTAGCAGTTTTATATTTCATCTGATAAAGTTCGTTAGATAGTTTTTGCATAACTGCAACCTTTTTACACATATCGCTAATTTTATGTAGCATATCGTAGCCTCCCTTTTGTGTACATAATTACTTATGACTGTTACTAATAAATATACTATAAGTTGGAGACAAAGTCAAATGGAAATTTTCCTTTTATTAATGATTAAACATGCAATAGTAGATTTAGGATTTCAACCTTTTGGACTTGGAGCAACCAAATTAAAATATTTTGGTTGGCTAGCACACAAACAACATTACATACCGCACGGATTACTAACTATAATCGCACTTGCATTGACCTTGCAAGGGCCCTTAGAGCTTGTTGTAGCACTTGGTATACTTGATTACATACTACACTGGCATACCGACTACTTTAAGACCCATATAAGAGAAAAAATGCAATGGAAATCAAACCAAAGAGCATTTTGGGTACTGAACATGGTCGATCAGATGTTACACTTCTTAGGATATTATTTGATTGTTAGATTAGCTTTGGCTATTTGATCATTCTACCAAATCCAAAACTCATTGAACCTGGTAACGCCATAGTAGCATAAAACTCTTTGCCTGAATCAAATCTAATTTGTCCTTCAAACACTGGTGGATAAATGACAGCCATTTTAGTAAACTTACCTTTATCATCGCCCTGCATTTGGAACGTACTTTTAATTTGAATCATGTTAGAACTTTCAAGTACTGTTTTAAAGAATCTGTTTAATTGATCTGGATTTTTATTCATTGCATTTTGTGTTGCTTTTGCAAGAACTGTTGTCCAATGCCATAACTTCTTGTACTTGGCATTGTTAATAGATGAATCTTTAGGACGATATGTGTCTGAATTCATATATGCGGTGTAGTGTCTTGGTAGTGCTTTACTAATAGCACCTTCATCGTTCCATGAATTAGGATCGTTAACTAATCCTTTAACTGCTTCTAGTTCTGTTTCGTTTAGGATACCAACTGATGCCGCAAGTTTATAAATTTGATGTTTCTTATCTTTTTCTTTAATGATGTTCATCCAAGAAAGGTATTCTGCAAATTCCTCAAAGAACTTAGGATTAGCCGCTTTAAGCTGATCTGGTTTATTATCAATTGTCTCTGCAATACTAACTGCACTTGCTTTCGCACCACCCTTACCGTCTTTAGCACTAATACCAACTCTAGTTCCCTTAGGTGATATTAAGAAACTATCAATAAGTTTTTGTGTTTCGTCTGCAGGGAAATCAACAGTATTCATTGCACCCCATGTTAACCCTGGCTCTAGTACTTGTAAAAGATTTGTTTCTGCTTCTTTTACACTACCTGTGACAATACTTGATCCTTGAGATAACGCTATAGGCCCTGCTACTTCACCAATCTGTACTTCATAATTTCCTTTGTAATCTTTAGTTGCAGGCATTACTTTATCTAAGTTGTCTAGTATGTCTGCTACAATTTTTCTTTCTTCTGCTGGCACATCATCTGGATACAATGTTGACGTTCTTATTGCATTAGCAACAGAGTCAACTGGCATTGGACCATTAGTAATACCTAGTCTGTTTGGAAACATTCTAATGTTAGGATGTGCTTTGTTTGAATTCTGTGCTTTAGTTTTAATAATATCAAATCCCAATGGAGCAATATTTCTCATAAAGTCTGTTTGTTCCCACTTGATGTAACCACTAGTTTTTTGTTTGTAGTATCTTACAAAGTGAAGTGTTCCTGAGTCTGTAGTAACTTCAACAACAATAGCCGCAAACGGTCCCATTGGTTGTTTGTTTACTTCTTTTAAGTCCGCTGTTGCTACACCGGCTGTCGCTAAATCGTTTTGGAATTGTTCTGCTGGCGTTTCGCTCTTTGGTCCTACAGCTGAACCATTCTTTGCATCAGCTGGATCAGTTGTTTGCGGTGCTTCTACTGCAACGTATTGCTGTTGGCTAGCTTCTAATGGAAAGAACCAACTATTGGAAGGAATAAATTTACCACCTTCTTTAGTTGTAAAAGGACTTTCCATGCCTTTATCATTGATATCGTCTACAGCACCTTTGATACCTCTAGTGCTTTCAATAACTGGCTTATTATATTTTTTAAACTCGAAGAATCTCATAACACTAATATTTATCCTAACTTAGGAAACAATGCATCTGCACAAAACTCGTCAACATCAGATTCAGACAGCCCTAATGACTTCATTACACGTGGAGTATGTGGATTTTGTTGCTGGTTATGACAGTAGTAATTCTGTGCTCCAGCAGTAAGGTCAGATGATGCATTACCTGTATACTCAGGAACACTTTGAAACCATACTTTTAAATTTTCAATAGCTAAATCGCAAATTGCAGTTGCTTCTTCTTCACTGCTAACATTCCCTGCGGCAATCATACCCGGGCTAAAGATGTTAGTTGCCCATTCAGGTAGTTCTCTTTTCTTACTTGGAATAAATTCTGCTACAGCATCTTGATACCATTCACATAAAGGGTGGTCTTCTCCTCCACTACTTGCACTAAAGTCGTGAAAGGCACCTGTCATTTTGTTCTTACCTGCAATAACATCAAACCCGTAAATAGGTGCATCGTTAGTTAGTGTTGGAAAACAGCATACATGCATCATCCATAGTCCTTTAGACTCACGTACATCAACTACATCAATATGAGCTCTGCGTACATGCGGATTTGCCCAAACTTTATTAAGCCATCCATTTTCTGGTTGATTAAATTTATTAAGAGTTTTTTCTTCTTTCTCAATTGCAAACTCATCAAAGATTTCAATAATGCGATCTTGTGTGTTGATTAGTTTATTCCATATTACGCTCATCTGTTACTCCACTCTCTATTTGTTATTCCTGGCAATGACTCTTTTAATTCAACCTCATGCATAGCTTTAATTATATCAATTGCGTTTTGTTTTTCAATTTTTGGTGTCATTGGATTAATGCCTGTAGCATGTAGCCATAACTTCCAGTTTGTTTCTGCAAATATTTCCGTGTTACGTGGAAAGAACTGCGATTGGTCTAGTGTTGATGTATATGTTTTTGCATACCCTGTGGCTAAATCTTGTAGCTGGGGTGTTTCTTTAAAGTTTTCGTAAACATGTTTCCAAAACTTACCTTGTCTTAGATTATTAAAGTAATGCAATGCTACAAAGTTCATGCTATCTTCGTATACTGTTTCAATATCTTTATTGTAATTATCTACATCATCTTGTGTGTAGTGTCCTTTTTGTAAACATCTAAGGCCAGTTGCTCCAATGATTAATAATGCAAGACCTGTACTTTCTAGTGGCTCAATAAATCCACTAGCTAATCCTACACTAAAACAATTACCTCTCCAGTTCTTTCTATTATACTTAGGTTCAAACGGTACATGATTAAACTTGCCTGTTCGTAGTCTATGTTCTCCCCAATGTTGTACAAAATGATCTTCAGCTTCTTGTTTAGTTGTTAGGTCACTGTTATAACACAGTCCACTTCCAATCCTGTCTTTAACAGGAGTTTTCCATATCCAACCTAGGTCAGTTGCTTGTGCAGTAACATAAGGTACTTGAGGTTCATCATCTGTTTCATAATCAATTTGACTTGCAACAGCGGCATTAGTAAAAAGCATATGACTTCTATCAACCCAATCTGCACCAGGTAATGCATTTGACAATAATTTTTTAAATCCAGTACAGTCAACAAAGAAGTCAGCAGTAAGCTCTTGACCATCTTCTAATATAACTTTTTCAACTTGGCATTTATTAATTACAGGTTGACTAATGTGTTTCTTAATGTGTCTTAGTTTAGGATACTTTTTGTTTAGATACTCTGATAAAAAGTTTGCAAGTTTAATAGCATCTAAATGATATCCTACATGAGCAGGACCGCCTTTAACACTTGTATTTTCTGGAATAATATTATTCTTAACGCAGGAGTTGTACCATGAGATATATGTTTCCATATCGGTTTGAGTAGCACCAGCATCAAGGGCTAAATTTACGATATCACCCATGTGTCCATCTTTACTAGTACCTACCGGAAAATAAAACGGTTGCCATATATTTGTGTCATCACCTTTCCAGTTAGGAAAGTATGTTCCGCATTTAATAGTTGCATCTGATGCTTTAGTCCATAACTCTAACGGAATGCCACAATCTTTTAAGTAATGGTCAAAGCCTAGTATAGTTGCTTCACCTACACCTACTGTTGGAATGTTAGGACTTTCTACAAGGGTAACAGATACGTTGGGTAAATTATATAAGGCATAAGCGGCTGTCATCCAACCTGCTGTTCCGCCACCAACAATACAAATACTTGATACGTTAGTCATTGCGTTCGTGTTCCATCATTTCCTTAAACGCCTTAGTTGCAAAATCAAAACATATCTTAGCTTCATCTGCTAAGCCGTCGTGTATCTTTGCTCTAATTTTTGTTTTAAGGTCATTGACTTCGCCATCGAACTCATACATAGTACCTTTGCCAGGCACTTTCTTTTTAATCATCTGTCCACCACTTAGATCCCCCATATGTCTAACATACAAGTGAGCCATGATCTTTTCTTTGTCGTCTTTAATAGACATGATATGATCAGTATATTCTTTAGTTACATTAAGTAGTGGCGGTGGGTTTTCTTTATCCTCCCACAGTTCTTCATAATCTTCAAAGATACGGGGAGCTCTACGAACTTCGGGAATATCGTCAAACAGTCCGTGTGCCATAGCAATTACTTCTAGTAAATTATAACACGGATGTTGGTTGAATAAGAATGTAGCATAAGTTTCAGGAGCAATGTTTCCTCCCATTAAAACTTTTACAAATTCTTGTCGTTCTGCATTTTTGTGATGTTCCCAGGTAAGATCTTTTAAGCTCATTCTTTTTCCACTTTGATTTGTAATGGAAAACCATGACTTCTACTCAAAGTGGTTGCTTCAACTGCCTTTTGTTCTGCTATTTCATAAGTATATATTCCGGCTACAGATGATCCACTTTCGTGTATATCCATAGTTATATCTCTAGCAGTCTCTGGCGAATGTCTAAAAACACTAGTAAGTATCTCAATCACAAAATCCATTGGAGTTGCATTATCATTGAGAAAGATTACTTTATACATATCGGGTTCAGTAACCTTAATCTTAATTTTTTCGTCTATTTCTACGTCCATATTATTACTTATCATGTTATGTCTCCTCTGGTAGTAAAATAGGGGGAGTCGCCTCCCCCTAGACTCGATTACTTGCTCTTGCCTTCGATAGTAAGACCGTCTTGGATCTTAATCTTCTTAGGCTGTAGTTCTTCTGGAACATTACGTTTTAGGTGTACATTAAGCATACCTAATTCTAATGTAGCATTTTCAACTTCAACGTGATCAGCAAGGGTAAACTCTCTACGGAAGTTGCGAGCGCCAATTCCTTTGTGTAGGTAGTTTACATCTTCGTCTCCTTTAGGAGCAGTTCCCTCGATTTTCAACATCTTTCCATCTTTTTCAATTGAAAGATTGTCCATACCAAAGCCAGCAACTGCGACTGAGATCATATACTCGTCATCGTTGATTTGTGCAATGTTGTATGGGGGATAACCATTTCCATTTGGGCTATTTGCGAACTGTGTTTCCAATTCGTTAAACAGTCTATCAAAGCCAATTGTAGCTCTGTGGAAGTGTGGTAGGTCTAGTGTGGTTAGTCTTTGTCTTGTCATTTTGTTTCTCCTTATAATAAGCAAGATTTATATTATAGAGTCCCAATTGGGCACTCCGTGTACATCAAGTTCATCTCTTTGTACACATTTATTTATCTCAGATTTATGAGATATTGACGAAAAAGAATTGATTTAGGCTAAATCTGCCTGGTCCTTGTACAGGATTGACAGCATGTAGCTCAAAACTAGGAAATATCATAATGCTATTGTTTACTATGTTAGGTGTGTAGCGATGCTCTGGAAACACTAGTTCTCCGCCTTTGTAGGGCTTTGGTTCCTTATAAAACAAGCTGACTGCTGACATAACTGCACTATCTCTATGTCCATGGTATAATCCATTTTCGTACATATTCAGCTGAGTAACATCAAAGTTACTTTGCCAAATAAACTGTGAAAATATATTTTCTTTTAATTCTTCTTCTAAATTGAATATTTTTCTATTGTGTGTAAGGATTTTACTTTTGCCACGATTGGCAACAAAGTGTTTATCCAAATGCACACTAGTCATATTCATTGCTCTAGGATCACCTTCATCTCTAGTGTCCTTGCAATATTGTTGCAACTCGTCTATTTCTTGCCATACTTCAGACAGTTCACTTGGTGAAAAGTAATCGTATATAATTGTATGGTAGAAAGGTTCTTTAAAATGTTTAACTTGCATTAAACTGATTGAACACTTGATTTACTTGTTGTGTACATCTTACAAATGTAGTACACTTGGGCATATCTTTAATACGTTTAGCACCAATATATGTACAAGTAGATCTTAGTCCTCCAAGAATTTCAACAACAGTTGCTTCAACAGGTCCTTTGTGAGGAAGTTCAACAACTTTACCTTCTGCTCCACGGTATCCATCTTTACGTGTACCATGTGTTGCCATTGCGGCATCTGAACTCATGCCATAAAACTGTATTTTGCCGTTTACTACTTCGCCTTCTGATTCATCGTGTCCGGCAAGCATACCGCCTAGCATTGTAAAGTGAGCACCTGCTCCAAAGGCTTTTGATACATCTCCTGGATACACGCACCCGCCATCAGCAATAATGTGTCCACCAATACCGTTGGCCGCATCAGCACATTCAATAATGCCTGATAGTTGCGGTACACCAACACCTGTCATTAGTCGTGTAGTACATACTGATCCTGGACCAATACCACACTTAACAATGTCAGCACCTTTGATGATAAGTTCTTCTGTCATCTCTGCTGAAATAACATTACCAGCAATAATAGTTTTGTCTGGATATGCATCTCTAACTCTAGAAATAAAGTCTGCATAGTTTTCGTGATAGGCATTTGCAACATCAACAGTAATAAACTTAATGTCTGGATACATTGCTAGTACTGCCTTCATAGTAGCAAAGTCCGGAGCGTCTGGATCCCAAATAACTCCTGTACCTGTACAAACACTAAGGTATTTCATTTTAACACCTTTAGCATTTTTAGTCCAGTCATCAACTGTATAGTGTTTTCGCATTACAGTGATCATCTTATGTTCTTGTAATACTTTAGCCATTTCAAATGTACCAACACCGTCCATGTTAGATGCCATAATAGGTACACCTGTCCATTCGTTACCGTAATGAAATTTGAATGTACGAGTTAGATCAACATCACGTCTGCTTTCTAATTTTGATCTTTTAGGTTTAAACAATACGTCTTTATAATCTAACTTAATATCTTGTTCAATTCTCACTTTTTCACTCCATAATTAAATGATACTGCAATCCGTTGCAAATCACTTTGATTTGATTTAACTTGATGTTTTATCCAACTAGGAAAAATTACAATCATTCCGTTTTTTGGAGGATATGTTGCCATTGTGCTTGTAATTGTATTATACTGATCAAGGTTATCAGGAATATAATACTGTGCATCATCGCCTCTAAAAAACTGTAAGTCTCCCATGTTCTCTGCTGGAATGTCAATATAAAATACACCACTCAACATAGCATCTTGATGATTGTGTAGTGTATGATATGCTCCTGGACCATTAATATTAATCCAAAAGTTTTGGAATTCTAACTCAGGCAATCCCATAGTTTTAGCACAATAGCCTACTTGTGCATCTAGTTCTTTTACGAACGTATTAAGAGTAAACACATGGTTAGGATCAACCAAATTTATATTCTCAATACTGCGACTATGCCAACCGTTCATATTACTATTGCCACCAAGTTGGGGTTCTTTTGCCTGCCATGCAAGAGCAATTTGTTTTAAGGCGTTTCTATCAATTGATTCTACATATCCTGCAAATACAATAGATGGAAACCAAAGGTCAGCTTTTAAATTCATGTTAAAATCCTAGTTCTCTTTTACGTTCTCTCATTGCTTTCAAGTGTCTAGCTCGTCCAGCCGCTTTGGCTTTCTTTCGCTTTAGACTTGGTTTTTCATAATGTTGTTTTTCTTTGTATTCAATTAACACACCATCAAGTGCAACTACTTTTTTAAACTTTCTTAATGCGCCAGCAAAGTCGCCGTTACGCACTTCCACTGTCAAGCCCGTCTTCGGCTTGTCGTTTTTGTACTTTGACAAAATAGTTTTCTCCTTCTGCTATCTGTCTAATATCATAAACTCTATTGATATTAAGTATATTATACTGCATCTCACCCTGGTTTGTCAAGTAAAAAGTTTTATCAAAACTTAACAAATATCCAATTACCCATTGCATCTCTTTTGTATTATCAATATCTATAATAACATAATCAACACTTTGAGCAATATCTAGTAACCAACTTACATCACCTTCCGATTCCCAAAGATAAAGATTAATTGTTTTACCGTCAAGATCTTTTAACATATTATTAAACTGCTCTTTGACTTCAACTGATGGATTTATCAATAAGAAGCTAAGATTATTATTCAATAATTTGTCAGGTGGTGTGATTAAATTAACAACTGGGTCAGACATAGTAACATTACTTATTTTTGTGTATTGTTTGCCAGACACTATTCTGGCTCTGTTCTTGATTTTGTTGATAAGTTGGCTCGACTACTTCTGTGAAGTCTGGTCTGAGTCTTTTGTTTTTTTGCGGATCTGTTTGTTTTCTACTTTGGTTATGTACGAAGTTTTTTTTTGATCTTCTAACTCTGCACTATAAAAGATTCTATTTCTTGTATTTGGAATTTCTGGATTTTTTTCTGCTTCTTCGTTTGCCTTTTCAACCCAATCATTCCAGTTAGTAAGATCGTCTGTTTCGACCATTTCCTTGTTAATATCTGCTCGACTAGGTTTTTTATCAAAGTCGAGTTCTAATTGTTCTTCTTCAGTTCCAGCCACAATTGGATCGTCTTCATCTTTTATTTCCTCTGATTTAAATTCTTCTGGATCAATATCTGGGAATAACAAAAATTGATCGCTATGTTTACTCTTAATTGGGTCTTCTGCTAATTCTTCAAAGCCTGTTGGAACATTTTTAGCAATGGCTTGAGCTCTTGCGTGTTCGTATTCTCTACGTTCTTCTTCTGCTAATTCTTCTGGACTAACATCTTCAAACTGAGGATCGTCTTGTGGATCGTCCTCGTCTGACTTTGGGCGGCCGCCTCCACCTACATTACCACTATGTACCCAATGGAAAGTATATTGACTAGCAATTAATAGTAATACTGCTAGTGGATCAAACACAAAGATAATAATGATAATAACCCAACGTACTGCTTCTTCAAGCATAGATTTGTCTGCGGCTTCACCATAAACAAACTCAGCAATATATTTGATAGGTCCTACTTCTGCTTCTAATTTACGATACTCGCCTTCTAGTGCATACTTCTCATCTGTAAGTATGTCAATTTCTGCATTAGCATTTTTAATTCTTGTATTTTGTGCATCTACTTGTGCATCGATATTATCAGACTTATCAGTATCACCTAATTGATCACGTAGTCTATTAATAAGTTCATTTGATTGTACAATTTGTGTTTCTACAGTTTTACGTAGTCTTTTGATTTCTTGTGCGGCCGCTTGTGCTTGTGGATTGTTAGATGCTTCTTCAATTTTAGTAATTAACTCGATACGTTTTGCTTGTTTTTCGTCTTGCCAATCCCCAATTTTATCAGCAGTCTTTTTACCAAAGATACCATCAGCACTAGCACCAATCATTTGTTGTGCTTTTTTTGTTTCGCCACTGTCAATATAGCCTTGTAGTGTAGCAAGGTCCCCGTCAATCTTAGCAAGTTCTTTTTTGTAAAGGTCTGCTTGTTTATCAATAATAGCCTGTTGTTCAGCAATGGCAGGTTCAATTCTTTCGTATGCTTTGTCTATACGGCTTTGTTCAGAATCAATCTGTGCTTGTATATTAGCATCACCACCAGTGGTACTTGTTTCAAGTTTTTTGATCTTTTCTTCAGCACGATCGATAATATCTTGTTGTCTTTGTATTTCGTTTGTTAGACGTTCTACTTGAGCAACACTTTCTTGACCTGCACTTGTTTGCTCAATATGTGCTTTGGATAGAAAGCCAAAGATACCCATGCTTGTAATAAACATAAGAACTAATACAGCAATACTTAGATAACTTTTCAGCCACCATGCGGCTTGGCTCCAATAACGGTGTAACCATACTGCGGTAACAAGTTTACCAACTTCTAATACACCACCCATAATAATAATGGGAACAGCGGCCGCGGCAAAAATAGCCACCAACCCAGCGACACTATAGTATATTGCTACTGCTGATATAGATATAGCAGATAAAAAAGTTAGTATTCCTATTAACATATGGTTTCCTTTTGTATACACTATTTATCTGCCTTTTTGTAGTTAATTAAGTTGCTAGTTAAGTTTGAAACCGCCAGCCAGGGTGTCCTGTTTCTTTACAAGCCACTTCTTTAAAGATTCTTTCTTTGCTTTTGTAGTGTAACCGTGTTACAACAGTTCTACAATATCCTGAGCCTTGTGGAAACGTGGATAGTATTTGTACTACTCCGTTTGTTCCTGTAGTATTATTATACCAACTAGTCGTCTGTCCGTTTTCAGAATTATCTAATGCAAAGAATAATGCACGTTCTTGTTTCATACGGTCTTGTGTTGGAAGCCTATACCAATGCCATTTAGTTAAGTTAACAACCATACCAAAATACCCGTTGGTTGGTTGGTATGTAGATTGTACACTTGCATTAGCAGTCTGTGACGTTGTTACGTCTGAACCAGTTGTGCTACATGCACTAGTAAGGGCTATCAACAATATACCAACGAGAGCTCTCATAATCTTTTCCTTTAAATAAACAAGCATAGCCTTTTCTTTCAACCATCTTGCCGTTAATATAAACAGAATACCAGTGTTCTTTGCAGTTAGTTCCTAACCCCATCTTAGGAGGGATTAACTTCTTTACTAGACTGTCTGAACATGTTAGAGTCGTTTCACTGCTAACAGTTTCATCATTAGACTTTTTAATGATTTGATCTGTTTCACAATACTGCATCTGAGTTTTGCCCAAAGGAGGTGTCGTGCTACAAGCCGACACTCCGAGGATTAGACCAAGTAACAGGAGTATCCTCATGTTACTGACTCTTTGATTGTGCTAATAGTGAATCGAATACTTCTTTCGGCATTCTTAGTTTGACGAAAGTATATTGTTTACCTGCATATACAAATGTAGAACGTTCTTCTTCAAGGTGTTGTGTAATTGGTGTGTTATCTACCTTGTATGAAATAAACGTTTTTGTATCTTTAGTATCATTGTTAAACTGCATAGTTGTTTCACTATTCACTCTACCATTAATACGTTTTGCAAAGTTGTTCATTGCGATAGCATACATTTGTTCTTCTGCGGCTTGTTGGAAAATACTTTCTCCAGCACCACATGCATATGCATACTCTTTTTCCCACCAGAACCAACCTTCGGTTCCTGACTGAGCACAGTTTGCATACCATTTAGGTTGTGCATATGTATCTCGTTCTGCAATAGTTGTCATACTTGAACAAGCACCCAACATAGATACAAGAGTACCTGCCATTGCTAGTTTCATTATTGCCTTCATTATAAGCCTCCTTGTTTTGCCTATTTGTTAATTATGTATATACTATAGCACCATTAAATGCTATAGTCAACCTTTTGTTTACCAAAATATTAATTACAATTTGCCACACAGATCATAAAAAATTCTGATCCAATAATTTTTACTACTACAGTAAGTAAAAATATACCTTCAATCATTAGTTCCTCCTCATCTGTGCGATTTCAGTTGCTTGTTTTGATCCTGTTTTATCATCGTCGTCTGCAAATACAGGAACAAGATTGGATTTATGCATCATAGCAATACCTACAAGTCTACGTTCGCCTGTGTACTGCATTGTTTCTTTTTTGGTACACGGCTCAAACCCACCTTTAGAAACATAACTTGGAATATTTTCTGTTTCTCTAACATAAGGCCCACTATAATGCCACGGAGTTTGTGTTACTGTTTCTGTTTTGGTTTTAAGTTGACCGTGAATATATAATACATAATCATCAAAAGACATCATTTGATTTTTCAAACCCAATCGTTTCATTTCTTTATTATGAATTCGATGTTGTTCTTGCCATTTGGCAATTTTAGCCTTTGTAGGTTTAGACTTTTTTACTCTAGTATTAAGAGTTGTAAGTCCTCGTGCTAAATGCATAGTCATAATAATGTTGCCTCTATGTTACTTTAATTACTTTATTGTAACGTAATGATAACATTTTGTCAAGAAGTATTTTACCAATATCTATGAAAGTGTAACGTTGCTTCTGTTGCCAAGTGCAACGTTACCAAAACTCCTACGTGCTTATTACTAAGCCGCTAATGCCATTTCTGGCGCTGTATTTGCGTTTGCATTTACAAAGTTTCTTCGCGATAACCGTGCTTAGATCCGGATAACTCCACTAACTCTATTAACTACCAGTCGATCCTGATCACCCCCATCATAAACACACTGGTTGGACCTGATCCCAACTTCAGTCTTTCGACTTACCGAGTATGTTTCAACTCTGCCTTTCCCCCTTCAGGCAATGTGTTTATGGTGGAGGTGCCGGGAATCGCACCCGGGTCCTGCATAGCGTTTGAATTGCTTCAACGTTATGAGTATATTTATACACTCATTATGCGGCTATGTCAAGTTCTTTTTCTACTTTTTCTTTTGTTTTTGAATTTGGATTCTTTAAAGGTTCTAACCAACTGTCGGCAATGTATGCTTTTGGGCTAGGTCCAAACAGACTAGATAAGTCTTCTGCTTCAATCCACCAATAGTGATCTGTAATAGGGCATTGGCAGGGCATACCTCTAAACTCAAACTGTTCTCCTTGTTTGAATTTACCAATGTAGTCTACAACTTTAACAATACGTCCAATATTCTCAGGACGTACAGAATATATGATTTGGGCTAAGTCGCCTTTGTTACACTTCATAATACTATTTAATAAGTATAAATTAAAAGAAAGGTCAATATGGCTAAAATGCGTATGTTCCATTTTTGGAATGAAAAAGGTGATGAAAAAGATACAGAACAATTAAGTTTAACAAGAGCAGTGAAGGCTGTACAAAGTGATTTCAAAGATATGTTTATTGGTGTGAAATACATTAGTAAAAAAGGTAAAGAAATTGTAGAAACAATAAAGTTACCTTGGGGTAGAAAAGTTAGACAAGCAATCGCTACTGAGAAGAAGAGAGCTGAGATGAAAGCTAGATTAGCCTCACGTTAATTATTTGTTAAAATTATCTGGTATTGCAAGATTGCCAGCAATCATTCGTCCACGGTTGTCAACCATTTCAAATTCAAGCATCATCTTGTTTTGAATATTTGTAATTTGTGCGGCGTTGAAGGCACTAACATGTACGAATACATCTTGTCCACCTTCTGATGGAGTAATAAATCCGTAGCCCTTTTTTGCATCAAACCACTTTAAAATGCCATGTGTTTTATCGCTCATATGTTTAGTTTATTTCCTTAATTTAACAATTTAAGTATTGCTATTAACAAGTATTTAGTGATTTTTAATCAAAAAAATAGCACGACCCGGTATTGGGCCGTGCTACTTTATAGAAACTACATTGAGTTCTTTTTTTCCTGAATTTCAGCACGTCTCGCTTTAGTAAGTTTACCAAGTTCGCCTAGTGCTTTTCTTGCTCTTGCCGCGGCCGCTTTAACACCCTTAGTTTCGAAAGACTCGCTTTCAGCTAAGTATGATTCCATTGCCGTTTTAATCGCTTCATGATGTTGTGACATAATTATCTCCTATTGTGTTTAACACGCATTTATTTACTGTTATAGTATCTAAGGCGTGTTAAATGTGGTTTAAAGTTAGAACTTGTATTTGATACTTGCTAACACTTGCTGTGTTTCAGCATGAGCCGCACCAGTAAATACGTTTGTTCCGCTTTTATCGTGATAATATAGACCCATTTCAATACCGTCCTGCTTGTCAGCACGTCTTGTTGAATCGTAATCTGTTACAATATTATGAACAATACCATAGTAGTTTCCATCATATCCAAGATCATCGTTTTCAGTTCTGTGTGCTGTAACGTATGTTGATTGTGTTACGCTATACATTACGCCATAATCCAAACGATCATCTTTAGTGTATGTGCCTGTGTTACCATCGTCCCACAGTTCAACACCCCATAACATTGGAACACCAAATCTGTGTAGGCTTCCACCAATGGAGTAACCTTCTTGATCTGCTGTGCCAGCATCTTCAACACCGTCGATACGCATATAAGAAACATCAGCATAACCTAGTAGGCTAACTGTACCTGTGTAATAACCAACGTTGCCATCGTTATCCCAACCTAGTGAAACACCCCATGGCTGTTCTCTATCTAGTCTATATGAATCAAAATCAAATTCATTATCATATTCCCAACCACCAAATGTTAACACAGTCTTTTCTCTGTGATCAATTCTGTAGTTTGTTTCTGTAAAGATAAGCGGAGCACTAATCTTTGGAGTTTTTGCAAATCCCATTCTTTGTGCATCAGTTTCACCAAGATAAATTCTTGCTGTGTCGTTACCAAAACCTAATTGCTTTTCTACCATTGTGTTGTTTAAACTAGTGTCAAGTGCATAGTGTGAATCATATTTAAATGAACCGCCTGCCCAATTGATGTTTAAATTGTTTTCTGGTAAATCAGTTTCAATTCCAAGTTGTAGTTCACCACGTGAGTCCCAACCTGAATCATAAGTCTTGTCATCATAAAATCCTTCTACATTACCATTGACAAAAAAGCCATTTGGAATGTTAGGCATACTATTCTCTAAAGCCTCTACACGACTTTCAAGATTTTTGTTTTGATCTGTTCCGTCTGCTAATACCATACTAGATAATAAGCTGAATAGAATAGTCAAAGTTGCTACTTGTTTTTTCATTATATTTTAATTTCCTTATTTTATTCGAATAAAAAAGACCTCAATGATTAAGGTCTTTTAGTAATAGAAATTCTATTGTAGAATCTCTTCGATATTATTTATGCACTCAAAGAGTGCAGTTTATAAAAGTGGTTAGCCAGTTGCATATCCATTAGCACCCAATACAGTTTGTGCCCATGGATATTTTGGTAGTCCGGTTCTACTTCCATTGGAACCCCAAGCTATTTTAGCACCTCTAATATCAATGTGCGTAAATGAATTGTATATACCAATTGCAGTAAACCCTGCGTTGATTGCTTCTTGTATGAATTTTTGTCTTTCTGCTGTTGTTAATCCTGTTTGAACAACATCAACAGCATTGCCTAACATGTGTTGACTTTTCTTAGATCCGCCAACTTTTGAATTGTATTCCGGACTTCTATATCCGCTAGTAATAGTTAATTGAAATCCCATTGCTTGAGATAATTTTTCTAAGTTGCTTACAACTTGTGGTTTAACTCTGCTGTCAACGTGTGGTAACCATTTAATATATTGACCATTTTCGTTTGATGGTTGCTTACTTGGAACATCTTCTACTGCCGCCTCAGGTGGAGCAGATGCTACTGCTGGACTTGATGGTGCAGGTTGTGGACCCGCAGTATCTGTTACACCTGCACTACCGCCGGTAATTACAGGACTCTTATTACCACGTCTAGCAGTTGGGATACCACCATCGCCGTATTCTACTGCTTCTGTTGTATCTGGATCAACACCATTATCTCTTTCAATCTTACGACCAATAATAATGTCTGCAGATTCTACTACATCAAGTGTAACTTTTTCAAAGCCCATTGCCGCGGCAACTAAATTACTTTGTGCGTTAGCTTGTTCTTCTGCTCCTGCTTGTGGATCAGCAATTACATTAGTACTGCCTGTGATTATAACTGCTTTATAAGGAGCATCTGTGTCAATGCTATCCCCAAGCCTAGCTGTTAGTATATTGTTAGTAATATCTATAGTTGACCCTGTTATAATCTTTCCTATGTGTCCGCAATCAGTTTCAACTAGATCACCTAGTCTTGCTGTGGGTACATTGTTAGTAAGAACAGTTGGACTACCTGTAATGATAGTGCCGCCGACACCCAAAGGCACAACATGACTAGGATGATAACAAGTCCCGTCTGTTCTGTCTCCAATTTTTGCTACTGGTTGTCCCATCTATGCCGCTCCTGTTGGAAATGTTTCATCTAGTTGTGCTTGTGTACCATATATTCTATATAGTTTTAAACCTTCGCTCATATAATCATATTGAACGTCTTTGTACGGAAGTTTCTTGTTAACATTAAAATTAACAATACTACCATTTGATTGTATTTGTAAATTCTTTTCAGGCTTGTCACTTTTTGCTGTTGACTTAGGTGGTTCGTCTGCTGGTATATCACCAAGTAATTTCTTAGCATTATTAATCTTTTCTTCAAGTTCCCCTAATGATGCAAGTTCACTAATCTTTCTTGTATCTAATCCTCCAAGGCCAGTAAAAAAGCCACCAATTGAAGCACTTGTATTTGATATTGCAGTTTTAGCAAGAGAGAGTGCATTAGCAGTAGAGTCTTTAATTGAATCTGGTATAAGACTATTCATTGAAGTTGGTAGTACTGGTTGATCTGCTGTTGGATCTGGTATGCCAAACCCTGGTAAACTTGCTTCTGGAAGATCTGGAAACCTTTCAGCAATTAATGTTGGATCACCAAATACTTCAGTTTCTACACCGTCAAGGTTTACTATCTTACTATCTAATTTAGTATTAACATTGAAGTTAACAAGTTGACTGTTAGCTTTTAGTTGTACTTTAGGTACACTCATTATACTGCCGCCAATATTGATTCAGGAAATGCTTTGTCTAACTGTTCGTTTGTAGCATATACTCTTGTTAGCACTCCATTGTACTGTACATCTCTAAATGGTTTTTTCTTGTCAATGTTCCAATTGACAATAGTACCATTTGATTGAATTGTTCTTGTTTGTGCCGGAGCGTCTGACTTCATCTTTTCTTTAATTTCACCTGCTTGTCCACTAGGTGTAAACTTTGTGTTCTGTAGTGCTTTTGTAATTCCTTTACAGTTACCTGTTTTAACAACAGCAACCATTGCACTTAATTCACCTTGACAAGAACCAATCTTTTCACTTACTACTGCACAGGCATTGTTAATCTCTTCTCCAATGTCTGGTGCTTCATCACCAAGTAACTCGTTCATTTCATTAACTGTTTCAGACACACCATTTATATAATTGTCTAAGGCAAGTTCTAATTCTTGTATTGCGATTGTATAAGGTTGTGGATCTTCTGTGTCATCTGATTCTTCTATTGCTTCTAGTCTAGCAATAAGAGCTTCAACTTCTTCTGTTTTACTTGTTGCATCAGTAAGAGCAACTTGCATTTCAGATACCTTTTCAACTGCTTCACCTGAAGCATCCATAGTTTCAGTTAATAACGCATTAATTTTAGTTTCTGTTTCAGCGGCTGATTCAGCAACTTCGATAGAAGGTGCTAATGATCCAATACTACCCATAACTGCACAGGCATCTGTTGCAGTTGCCATTGTAGCATCACAGGCTGTTTCAAGTTTTACTACTTTAACTTCAACAGTATCATCAACGTACTTAGGTGTACCACCTGAAAACTTTTTATCAAGGGCTTCTTGTGGCCCATGTATTCTTGTTTGTTTTCCTAAGTATGTAGTAATAATAAATGGCGTACCTTCTTTGTCTACGTTGAAATTAACAACGCTTCCATTTGATTGAATACGTCTATAGATTAAATTTGACATCCAAATACTCCTTTTACAAAGTATTTATCTGCTTAAATTTTGAAACTGTCTGCTAGTCCTGCTGGTGCTTTGATAATTGGTGATGTTTGCTTTTCGTATGCTTCTGCAAACTGCTTTGCAGTAGGTACACACAAAGAAATAGCAGTATGCTTAACAGTATAACTTCTATTTACTTCTGCTGTAAATAAGAACTGTTGTAATCCAATACCCTTTTCAGTAGCAATTAGTGTTAACGGATAATGTAATTGAATTTGTTTGTCATCTTCCTTTTCAAACTTACCTACAAGCTCTTCGCCTGACATAAGTTTAATAGTGACAATGTCGCCTTTTTTGTAAGGTGCTTCGATTAACATATATTATTCTCCGATTGATTTTAAATGAGCTTCTAACTTATCGTATCCGCCCATATACTTACCTTTAAAAATAATCTGTGGAGCAGTTCGTGGTGGTGGAAGTTTGTTTACTGTAAATTCTTCCATTAGTTGTTCAACACTAATGTCAGTACCTATAAGCATTTCTACAAAAGGAATATTTTTCATCTTCAACAAGTTTTTTGCTTTTACACAATAAGAACAATTTGGTTTTGAATATACTACTGTAGTGTTGTTGTCTGCTTTTTCCATTATAATTTAAATCCTTTAAGACTATCTGATGTTACGTCTTGTTTAATACCACCAATAATATAACTTTCAACTTCAGTTTCTTGTGGTGCAACTTGTAAGCCCGATGAGCTTAACCAATGTTGTGTCCACGGTAGTGGGTTTTGGGTTGTTGATGCATCAAAGATTGTTGAATATCCTAATGCTTTTAATCTTCGGTTAGCAATGTATTCTACATAGTCACCAAGAAGTCTTTCGTTAAGACCAATAATTGATCCGTCTTTCATTAAATGTTTAGCCCATGCTTTTTCTTCTAGAACACATGCTTTCCACATTTCATAAACTTCTGCTTCACACTCTTTTGCAATCTTAGCCATCTCTGGATCGTCATCACCACGCATCCAATTTTTAATAACGTGTGAACTTAGTGCAAGGTGTTGACTTTCGTCACGAGCAATAAGACTAATAATCTTTGCACTACCTTCCATTTTCTTTAACTCGCCAAATGCAAATGTACATGCAAAGCTAACATAAAAACGTAAGCCTTCTAAGATGTTTACGTTCATCATAGCAAGGAACATTTTTTTCTTAACGTCACGCATGGTTCCTTCTTTGCGATGAATGAATGCGTCTGCCGCACCTGTAAACGCATCATAGTTTTTAGTTACACTAATTGCACGTTTGATAATTTCATCGTCATTTAAAATATGATCTAACACTTCACTTGGGTTAGGATATACATTCTTCATAATATGTGTATAACTACGTGAGTGAATAGTTTCAAAGAAGTCCCAAGTAACAATACAACCTTCTAGTTCTGGTAAAGATACATGAGGCAAGAAAGCAAGACATGGTCCACGCCCTTGTACACTATCTAGTAGTGTTTGATATTTTAGGTTACTTGTAAAAATATGTTTTTCTTCTGGTCGAAAGTTTTGGAAGTCAGCACGATCTTTTTGTAGACTTACTTCCTCAGGTCGCCAAAAGTAACCAAGCATTGTTTGGTTAAGTTTATCAAAGACAGGAAACCTAAAGGTATCATATCTTTGTGTGTTTTGATCTTCTCCGAAGAACATATGTTGTTTTGTGAAGTCTACTTGTTCACGATTAAATACTGTCTTTGCCATTGTCTCTCTGTTTCCTAAAAGTGTATTTATACTATACACTAACTCCTTAATGTTGTCAACCTAAATATTACAGGCTTCGCACTCTTCTCCTTCAAGCTCTTCCTGAGGAAGACCAACTTGCGGTTCAAAACCGTTAATAGGTGATTCTAATTTAACTTCATTATCTTCAGCATCACTTGGATCAGACTTAAAGTCATATGTGTTTTGATAGTAACTAGTTTTCCAACCTAACTTATAAGTTGTCAACATGTCGTTTATCATTTGACTCATAGGTACTTCGTTGTTTTCAAAGTGTGTAGGATTGTAACTCCAATTGCCACTAATAGCTTGATCAAAGAACTTCTGCATAACTGCTACAATATTAATATAGCCTGTGTTACTAGGCATATCCCAAAGCAATGTATAATGATTCTTTAGTGTAGTATATTGTGGAACAATTTGCTTAAGAGGCCCTTTCTTTGACTTCTTAACGGACAAGTATCCTCTAGGTGGTTCAATTCCGTTTGTTGCGTTTGACACAATGGAACTGCTCTCTGATGGCATTTGTGCGGACAATGTTGAGTGCCTAAGGCCGTGTTCCTTGATCTGTACTCGTAAAGCCTCCCAATCATATTTTAATTTAATGTTACATACTTCATCAAGCTCTTTTTTGTAAGTGTCGATTGGTAAGATACCATCAGCATACTTAGTTCTATCAAAGTAGTCGCATTTACCTTTCTCTTTAGCAAGTTTATTAGATGCTGTTAACAAGTAGTATTGAAATGCTTCTGACAGTTCATGTACTTTTGTTAATGCCTTCTTGTCACTGTATTTAACTTGATTCTTTGCAAGATAATGTGCTAGGCCAATGTAACCTATTCCTAAACTACGTCTTGCTTTGGTTGACTTTTCTGCGGCTAAGATTGGATACTTCTGATAGTCAATGATTTCGTCTAATGCTCTTACTGCTAGTTCGCATAGATCTTCTAAATCATCTAAGCTACGCAATGTTCCTACATTGATAGCACTAAGAATACACAATGCAATTTCACCGTCTGGATCATCAATGTGTTGTAATGGCTTAGTTGGTAATGTAATCTCTTGACACAAGTTACTCATGTAAACTGTATCTTTGAATGAGCTATGTGTATTACAGTGATCAACATTCATAATGTAGATACGTCCTGTCTCTGCACGTTCCTTAATTAATGCACTAAACAAGTCCATTGCCGAAATAGTTTTAGTACGCAATGATTTATCATTTTCATATTTTGTATATAATTTTGTAAACTCTTCTTGGTCTGCAAAAAATGCCTCATACAAATCTGGAACCTCATGTGGCGAGAACAAAGTAATATCTCCGCCGGATAACAAACGTTCGTACATCAATTTGTTAATCTGAATTGAATAGTCTAACTTACGTACTCTATTATCTTCTGTACCTTTGTTGTTCTTTAGTACAAGGATGTCTTCAATCTCGTAGTGCCAAATAGGAAAGTGTGTAGTAGCTGATCCACCACGTACACCATTTTGTGTACAACAACGTACTGTTGCTTCAAACTTCTTTAGGAATGGGACAACACCTGTGTGTGCTACTTCTCCACCTCTAATTTTAGAATTAACTGCACGTACTCTTCCAGCATTGATTCCTATGCCTGCTCTTTGTGCAGTATAACGTCCAATAGCCATATCAGAACTAAAAATGGAATTAAGGGTATCATCGCTATCAACAAGTACACAACTAGCAAATTGTCTAAGAGGTGTGCGGACGCCGGCCATAACGGGCGTCGGGATATTGATTTTAAAAAGGGAGGTCGCATCGTAATATCTCCTTACATATTGCATACGTAAATGAATTGGATATTCAGCAAATAATGTTGCCGCAATCATCATATACATCATCTGTGGTGATTCGTAAATGTCGCCGCTACTTCTATCTTGTACAAGGTACTTGTCAACTACTTGACGAAGCCCTGCATATGTAAAGTTCTCATCACGTTTATGCTTAATATATTTGTTTAAAGTTGAAAGTTCTTCTTCAGTGTATTTTTCTAATATATTACTATCATATACACCACGGTCAATGTTACGTTTGATTACATCGATTAAAGGAATAGGATTATACTGACCAAATGACTCTTTATAAATTGGGTATAATAATAAACGTGCCGCAACAAACTGGTAATTAGGATTTTCTAATGTAATTAAATCGTTTGCACTTTTAACTAAAATTTCTTGAATTTCTTCTGTACTCATGTTATCGTAGAACTGAATGTTAGCGTTCATTTCAATTTGTGAACTACTAACACCTGATAAACCTTCACATGCTTCTTCAACTACAAAATGAATTTTATTGATATCTAGTGGAACACTTGACCCATCTCTTTTCTGGATTTGGATTCCCAAGCCATTTGTCATTTAATCTCTCCTAATCTTTAATCTAATATTGTTAAGTATTTATTGTACCTGAGGCATTCGATATATGCGTTGTGAAACAAATTCTGTTGGTAAATCTACTCTTTGGCAAACCTCGTCAAATTCATAACACAAAACATGGTTATCTACGAATACCGGATAAAAAAATACCTCACTTGTTTTGTCTGTACTGATATGTATCTCAAATTTACTCCGAGCAAACCTATCAGTTAATTGTAAAGTATAACACACGCCTAAGCTATGTGTCAAGTCACAAATTTTATTTTGGAGTAATAACTCCCAAGGAGTAGGCCATGTTTTACGATCCCAAGGATCAATGGCTAATTTACACCTGTCAATGTTGTTGTAATATCTTATTACATCTTGAAACGGAGTATTACTAGTTTCAAGTTTTTTTCTAAATTTTGTCCAATGCGAAAGGCGACTTTCGAAACTTAATTCTTGCATTCCTATGTTTTATATGTAACGTTAAACGAAATAGATCCTGTGTCACTTGTAGTCGTGTTCTTCATTTGCACAACTATAGTCTCGTTTGTTGCATCTCCGTCTTCATCAGCTAGTGCTGTTTGGAATTCGAGATTAGGTCTGTATGAATCAGTTCCTAAAAATGTAAAGTCGTCTGTTGTTTGTGTAGTACCATCTGCTAAATTAACAAAAATGTTTAGTACACCTTCTCTAATTGCATTAACAGCTGATGATTTATAAACGTATGCAATCTGTACGTTCTTACTAACTTCACCACTACACTTTAATACTCTAACAAAAGTATTTTGCTGTTGGATTGGAATTCTATAAGAGAAGTCATTTTTAAATATACCAGGACCTTCAACTTCAGGAACATATTTGTAACCTGAAATTAATGTTTGGTTATAAGATAAGTCAGCTGTTCTATCAAAGAAGTCTCCGGAACTACTATTAGTTAATGCAGTACCGTCTGTAAATTTAATAATTGCAAATGAAGCATTTGCATTTGCTCCGCCGTTGTTACCAACACTAAAATATGTGTTACTAGAACTTCTATTGTAATTCCCTTTGTTAACAAACATACCGTACTCGTCAATGTTTTCAAAAGTACTTTTAGTTATTGTATTTCTTTGTGGGCCTGTTAGTTGTCCTTGTGACCCAATGTTTGTTCCTTGGCCTAGTACAACTCCTCTTTTTAATGTTCTTAATTTCATATTTTCAAACATGTTATCTTTGATATCAAAGTCACTAAAGACTCCGTATGTAAATCCATAAACTTCGCAGTTTGAAAAGTAATTATCATTTGAACTTACTGCTGTTGATAAACTAGTTAATGAAATACCAACTTCAGCCGATGTTGCAACGTTACCTGAAACCCATGTGCCTGTAATTTTAATATCATCAAAAGAACTGTTTCGGCAACTTTGTAAACTTAATCCTATATTAACACCTTGCTGTGTTAATGTGAAGCCTGACATTTTAATATCTTGTGCTTGGTTAATAAATGAACTAGTAGCATCACTGGCATACACACCTGGAGTACTTGTACTATTAACTGTTTCAATTACAGGGTACGCACCTGATTGTGTAATAATTGTTCGATCACTGCCTTCACCAATTAGTGTTGCATGTGGAGGAACCTTTAAACTGTTTGTTAACAAGTAATTACCTGCTGGAAAAAATAATCCTATTCTACTTGCTACACTTCCTTTAGAAGCATTGTTTAAATATAATTGGTCAATAGCTCTTTGTAATACTGCTGTTTGGTCTGACCCATCACCTAATGCACCAAACGAAAGAACGTTTACAGTTTCGTCAAGTCTTTGCTGAAGTGTTCTAGTAACTGGAGTTGTAGCAGTAGCACCTGTTTGGATAGTATCATCTGTTGCTTTGTATTCGTAAGTATCTGCGAATGTAAACAGGTTATCATGTTGAGTAATAATCTTTGTATTTCCAACTGCTGGTGCACCTTCACTAACTGAACCATTACCAATGTAAAGTTCACGTGCATCTACAGCCCAACCAAACTCGCCGCCTGCTAGTTGTGGTATTCCAGTACCTGCATTTTTTTGTCCGCGTCTAACTTGTATACGGGAAATTTGTACAATCGCCACTATATTTCTCCTAATTTACTACAAGTATTTATCACTTCATAGTGTCATAGTACTGGTATACTCGGTCCCACCACTTAGATTCCCACGCTTTAAATTCGTCTGGCCATAGATCAAACTGCTGATACGTTAAGTCGCGACAGCATACAAATACATGCCCTTCTTTAATGTCTGTGCCATATATTTCGTTATGTGCTAAGGCATATGCTGTTAACTGCAAATAGTAATCTTCAATCCATTCTTTCTTCTTAGGCTTGTTAGATTGTTTAAAGTCCATAATCGCAGGTTGACCTTTGTATGTTCCTACAAGATCAGTTGTTCCTGCATAGATTTGAGGGTGATAAAGCATTACTTCTGTACCCCATATAGCATCTACATCAACCATAGCATTATCGCGAATTTGTTCACCCATCTTGTTTGCTTGTTGACTGTAAGGATTACTACCCGGCTTTGGCCATTCACCATCTAGTATATAATCCTCTAAAAACTTGTGCATACGTGTTCCAACACCAGCGGCTTCTGTTACAATCTCTTGTGCTTTCTGTTCTCCAACACGCTTACGCCATGCGTTTAAATGCGTCATATCCTTCGTTTTACTAAGGATTGTTGTAACACTTGCTACATGGTTACCATCTGGACAAGCATATAATCTTTTGCCATCTACGCTTTCACGTTTTAGTTCTTTATAATCATACTGTTGTGTTATTAAACTCATTTAATTTCTTCCTCTGGCTCTAGCCATTCTGTTACAAAATTGATAACCAACGCACTCCTTGTCTTGTGATAAGGATATGTTCCATGATTAACGTTGCCTGTCATTAGTACTGTTTTACCTGGTGTAGGCACTACTTCATTAATACTAAGGGTAAGATCTCTTTCTACAATAATTGTATATAACGAACCTGAATTATCGTTTGGTAGATCTAATTCTAAATCTTGTGCATACATTACTAAACTAATTAGATTAGGTTTGCCTGTATGATTGTGTACACTTTGGTATTCGTGTGGTTTGTAGTTGTGTAACCAGCTTTCGTCTACTGTTACGTTCTTTACAGGAATACTATGTTCAATCATTTTATCTTTGACCCAAGTTTCCATTACTTTAAAACATTTAGGATCAATAGTGCTTTGTATTCGTCTAGGGTAATCTTTAACTTCGATAACATGTTTATTTGCATGTTGGTGTAAAGACTTCCAGTCGTCATAGTTTGTTTCAACTACAACTTGATTGTACCCTGTGTAGACTTTATCCATTAGGATCAAACTCCTCGTCTGGTGCAAAGTATTCAAAGTCAAAGTCAACTACCCAAGTACGTCTTGGTGCTTTACAAGGATATACTCCGTGCCAAACTCTGCCGTCCATAATAACTGTTCTACCCGGATATGGTGCAAATTGATTGTACTCTTGTGTTCCATCTGGGTTCGGCATCAGTGTATACAACATACCATTATCTGGTGACATTGTATTGTGTTCGCTGAGATTCTCAGGTGTTTCGTCCATAGCCATTACCATACTAATACATGCACTACCGTGATTGTGTATTGCTTGATATCCGCCATCATCGTAATCAACACACCAAGTCTTACTTACTTTAATAGTCTTAACAGGAATGCCGTTGCGCCTAACAACAGTCATTACCCAATCCATAAGTTTCTCCCAATCGATGTTGTCAAACTTTTCTTTGTCTATTGGAGGGAAGTTTGATTTTACAGTTGGTTCAAATCTTGTTTCTTTAAGAAGTTTACTACTTGGAAATCCTTGTTGCTCAGGTGTGTCAGGATTCATCTTGTCTGACCTTACAACCTTGCCACCCCATGCAGGCAAGTTAGGTGGAGTAATATCATATTGATAACCATTGAATGTTGTTTTAACATTGCTTTGGTCTTCACCTTTAAATTTATCATTCTCAAACAATTCTAAAAACTGTTCATGGAATGGACATTTGATATCAACTATCCATTGATTACTAGCACTCATACATGTGCCTAAGTCTATTCGATTGGTCATGTGCGTCCCCTGTCTATAGCATTACAGTTTATAGTGAAGGTAATTCTATCTTTGTCAATCTGACTTGCTTGTGTCTTATGTGTTAACCAACCTGGAAACAATAATACATCATTAGTTTCTATACTTACTTCTCTCCAGTAATCGTGTATAGTGGCTTTTGGCTTTCGAGATGTAGCTATCCATCTTTCTCGCAATAGCTGTTCAAATTCTAAGTTACCACTTCCAATAGGTGCTTGTACATATGCTGATACAACAAGTGTTGTTGCACCATGCTCGTGTGGTAATGTGTGTGCATGTTTATTGTGCAGGTTTGACCAACTGCTTGTGTATATAACATCAGTATAATTACAATCCCATTCGTGTAGTGCTATTTCAATCTTTGGCATTAACCATGTCATGAAGTCTTTGTTACAATCCCATTCGTGTGGAGGGTTTAGATGTCCGGCTGTACTCATGCCGCCATCTGCCTCTGTATCATTTAGTTGTAGTTCTCTAGATTGATAATCTAAAAACTCTGCTACATTAAAACCAGGAGCATAGTTATATTTCCAAACTAAATTAGGGGTTATCTTTACTTCATTCACAGTTCTCTCCTATACTTTATATAGTATACAGTAAAAGATTTAGAATGTCAAGTGGTTTATGCTACTGCTTTTGATGTTGCACGTTGAGCCATTTTATCTACTTCACCATCAGTTTCTTTACCTTGTGGTGCATCACTAGGTGCTTCTTTCTTTGTATAAAGAGTAATACCTTTTGAATCAAAGTTTTTAATTAATGGTTGTAGTTCTGGACTTGCGTCATAAATTGCTTTGAACCCATCGTAATCAAACTGTGGTTTCTTTAAGTTCTTCATGATAGTATTCATTGCGTCGAATGAAAGATAGGCAGGCTGATTTTGTGTATCAGCACTACCTATTACATTTCTAAATACGTTTATTAAGGAAGACTTTGTGTCTGAATTGGAAGCCTCAATTACTTTTTTTGAGATACTACCTTTTTTTTTGAATCAGTTAATAACTGAGCTAATCTACGTGAGCGTAGTACGCTTTCTCGTTTGCCTCTGTCTGCAGGCTCTTCGCCTCCAGTTGCAGGTTCACTTGCGCCAAATTCATCATCTACTGGTGCTTCAGCATCGGCTTCCTGGTCCACTGTTGGTTCCATAGCTGGTTCCTCTGCAGGAGCCTCTACATCTGTTCCCATAGTTTCTGGAGCGCCTTCGCCTGTTACAATGGCTACGCCACCGGATAATGCTTCTCTAGTAGTTTCGAATGTTGTGTATAGTTGTTCAAGTGCTGGTTTTACAGTTCCAATAAATTGTTCTGATGCCTCTGAACCCATTTCATCTCTAATCTTGTCGCCTAGTTCTAGCATTGATTCTGTTTGCATTTCTGCTGTGTCTTCCATCCAACCTGTAACTCTATCAACCATGTCCTTAGCGGCCATAACTAATGTTGCGGCTTCTTCAGCGCCTTCGTTAGTTTTCTTTTTGCCTGCAATAGCTTTTTGTAAGCCTGCTGGAAGTTTCTTTTGTTTTGCTGATAATCCTTTTGAATCTGAATCTTTTGAATCGCCTTTTTCTTTAGCGGCTTTTTTCATAGGCTCTTTTTTGTCGCCATCTTTGTCAATGTCAAGGAAGTCTGGTTTTGCTTCGTCTACTTGCTTTTCTCTTTCAAGCATCTCTTGATTGATAACGTCTAGGAACATTTTAGCTTTCTGATATGTATCACTTGAATGTACGCTTTCAAACTTTTCACTTGTTTCGACTTGACTTAATTGTGTACGTAATTTATTACGTGCATCTTCTAGTTGCTCTACAGTAAATTTATCAAGAGCAATTCTTGTACCAAAAGTTTTAGCTAGGCTTTCGTTTAAAGCATTCGCTGTTAGTGGTTTTTTTAAATCGTTAAGTTTCATATCAGTTGTTCCTTACATTAATATTATTTATCAATCTTCGTTAAAGATGAACCTATCTATTTGGTCCATATAGTGAAAAGTTCGGTCTTTTGCTATCTCAAACCTAGTTTCTAACGCCATTTTACGTATTTCGTCCTTGGTTTGTTCAATACTATGCTTGTGAAACAGGCTATCCATGTAATGTTTGCTTAATCCTGCATCTAAATCTAGTATTTGATTGCACTTACTATCTTCTCCTTTAGCACGAGCTTTTGCAAATGCAATAGCGCCACGCTTACTAAATGTTTCTGCTACTCTTGTATGTGTTTTTACATCAAACACTAAAAATCCTTGCTTAGTTTGTCTAATAACTGTATTCTTAATGCGAACACTTTTTCCTTTTGCATACGGGACATGGACTCTGTTAAGTCCTTGTTCCATGATGTTATCTAATTCTTCAATTATACGTTTCGAGTTCATTTGCGATCACCATTGTCATACCGTTGTTAGCAACTTTTGTTACTAATGCTTTTCTAATCAAATTTTCAATAATAAATTGTTCTCTTTGAGGGAAAGCATTAAGAGGAGTAATGTGAGTCATTCTATCTAGAATTTCTTGTTCCTCATTGCTTACTTGTATTGTAAATCCTTCTAACACTTGATTAAGTTTCATAATTAACTTTTACCCATTTGTGCTATTGCATCAGCTTTTTGTTTCACTACATCGTCTAAGTCTTTTTTATTATAGATAAACGATTGTGGTTCACCCGCTTGTGGTTTTGGATTTTTTAGGATGACTTGATCGCCTTGAACGTCATCAATATCAAATTCTTGTTCTCTGCCGCCTGGCCCTTGTGTTGGCATTGCCAACTTAGCACCTTTTTTAAGTATGCTTTTTGTTATATTAGATTGTGCCTTGCCAATTGATTTCATGGCCGCTTTACCTGCACCTTTGGCTAGATTAGCGCCTGTTTTCATTCCAGCAGTAGCAACTTTCATACCGGCCTTTGCGGCCGCTGTACCCATTGAAGCACCGACTCTACCAACTGCCGCCGCAATAGCCGGAACTATTTCAACAACTTGTTGTTCTTGTTTTGCTTTTGTAAACTCGTCTGCTCTCATTATTTAGATCTCTTTTTAAAACTCTTACTTCTACTTGGTTTTTTATATCTTGTTTGTGACTGTGGCTTATTAGCAGTTGCTAGTCTTTTACTTAAACCGCTCGCACGTTTTGTACGTCCAGATCTGACTTGCATCACACTACCTTTTTTAGCCTTAGTTCTCTTTATATTTATAGCACTAGACACTCGTTTAGTTGCATTACATGTAGCTGGTTTAGCAACAATACGCCCTTTACGTGATCCACTAGTGCATCTGTACTTACGAACTAGCTTGCCTTTGGTCTTGCCCCATATGCCAATAACACCTTCTTTGATTTCGGCTATTTTCATTACCTACGTCCTGCTTTGTTAAGAGCTTGTACTCTACGTGAAACTGGATTGATACGTTTAGTTCTACGTGCCTTACGCATCATCTTGCCCCCGATTCTAGCTCTAGTCTTTTTCATACGTATTCTAGCTTTAACATCAGGTGCCGCGAAACATTGTGCCATTTTTTTAACAATACGCCCTTTACGAGGACCTTGAGTGCAACGGTACTTACGGACTACTTTCTTTCCAGATCGTGCCCAAATTTGTTTTTCGTCTATTGATATAACTTCACGTATCAGCATACGTGTATTTATCTATGTAAGAGGGGAAGTGTTATTAACCGGAAAAGTTCATTAGGATGACTACAATAGTACTCAGTAGTCCTGCAACAATAGTTCCTGTTGCTCCTATAATAACTTTAGCCATCGACTTGTTGCCGTTTGTAATATCTTGGTGAACATGCTCTAGCTTTACTTCTACACTTTCTAAGCGAGTTTCAAGATTTTTATATCGTTGTTCACACAAATCAACGTGTGCTTCTAAGTTCTTTTTTTCTAAGGCAGTTGCCATAATATATTCTATCCTTTAAAACCCATATGCTCAATATGGTGATTAGTAAACTTGTACGTTAGCCTAATGTGTTTTATGATGTGCCTTTAGTAATAGTATTTACTAATAGTTTAAATATCTTTATCTACTACTTTAAATACTATATTAATACGTTCAGGGTCTTTAGTTCTAAACGCAACATTATTTATCGTAATTGTTGAATCTAATCCTGGGATCACAGGTATTAAATCAAAATCATCTTTTAGTGCATCAACACTTAGGGCGCCTTCTTGTTCAACATCAAAACGAAACGTCCATACATTATGTTTGCCCTCAAACGCTGAACCAAAGTCTTTAACATCTCTTTTTTCAACTGTGGGCTTTGTATCAAAGTATATGTTTGCTCGCATACTCATAACTTGCTGTGCTGTGTTCCAGTTAGACTGTTGATTAATCAAATGACGATCTTCTGTCTTGAACTTGTTTAGTCCAGTATTGGTTATGTCTACGAGTGTTTCAATGATGAATGTGTCCATGCATCTATTTATGGCCATAAAAAAAGGGCCCAGTAAAAACTGAGCCCTTTCTGTAACGTTTTATACGTTAATGCTATTATGCACTTACGATAAACTGTCCGCCTTTAGTTGCTGTTGCACCACTAAAGTCGTAGTTACCAGTACCAGCTGTTGTGCCTAAGTGTTGAATCGCCGCCGCTAATGACGCCGCGTCCCACTGTGAATCGTCAACTACTACGTTAACTAATCCAGCCGCACCTTCGCTGTTCATTGCGATTGGGTTGATTGTTTGTGCTAATAGTTCTAGTGCTTTACCAATTCCGCCTTCACCGCTAATATCAGCGCCTGCGTCGATTACGTAAAATCCTAAGTTTGATGTTGAATATAGAACTGCGTGTGCGTGTCCTAATCCTGTTGCTCTTGCTACTCCAGCCATTTTATTTCTCCTATGTTATAAATGAGGTTTCCCTCGGCTCTAATGGCCACACACTTTTTCTCGTGTATTGTGGTTACTTTTATTTATCCGTTTTAGAAAAATGGTTGGGTTATTGGCTGTTTTTGGCTCTTTTTTGCAATGCTCGTAGCATTTGTATGTATCCTGGGCCTGCTTTTACGATATCGTCTAGCAATTCTACTGCTGGTAGATATGCTTTAACAAATGCAGGTGACATACTTTGACCTTTTTTTGCCGCATCTAAAAACTTTTTAGTTCCCATTACGTTCTTTGCACCAACAATGTATCTGTATAGTGCTAGGTCTTGTGCAGTAGTTGGTACCATGTCTGGCATACTTACTGTAGGTTCGTTGTCTTTTACTTTAGGATCTTCAAGTCCACGCTGGTTGGCTAGAGCTTCTAAATGTACAATGATATCACTGTTGCGAAGTTTAGCTCTTGAAGCAAGTAACAGTTTAGTTACCCATTTCTTTTTATCTGCTTGTCCTAGTCTATCCCAATTAGTTGTTGCTCGTCTAATTGTTTTGTAATCAGTATTAGTAATCTTAAGAGCAGTTTCTATTCTAATAATTACATCATTAGATGTGTTTTGATTATTCTTTACAGACAACAACCATCTGTTTAATCCTAGTACAGGTAAATGCGTTTTAGCTCTTAGAGCTCTTGCACTTTCATAACTTTTTAATTTTTTCATTGCTTCGTCATCGCCAGCAACGAAATGTATTAAATTGTAAAGATCTGTATTATGCATTCTAAAATGATCGTAATTAGTATGCTCTGTAGTCTTTGTTGCATATCCTGCTGTTACAGGAGCAAACTGTGGAAACTTCCTTAACAGATCTAAAATTAGCAAAGTCAAATAAAGACGCTCACAACAATCTGTATAACTTAATTTAGAGTTATCTGATGTGTTGCGAGTCATCCTCGCTTCGTGTAGTTCTGTTAAAAAGTTAAGTTCCATTATGCGTAGTTACTTTTTCTTTCGGTGTTACCGCCATCTTTCATGTATCTATCTTTAAAGATTTCAATCATTTCTTTTTGGCTTTTTGCACTAGTCATTTGTCCAAGCAATTCGTCTTGTTGAATATCTAATGTAAACTCACGTTTGATAGTTGGTTTAACTGCGTCTGTAGTTAACATCATTTTAAGTGCTTGTGCATGTCCAACATTGGCTTTATATTTTTTACCACTGTCGCTTGTTAATTCTGTAACTGGATTAGGGTTACCTCTTGAATCTAAAATCTTACCAACCTGTGTAATCATTGGTGTTTGTTTAAACTCTTTATCCATATCTGCGTCATCGCTGTCTGCTGGGTCAAACCCTTTTTTCATATCAGCAAAGTCGCTGTCGAAATCTGATGCTTTCATTTCGTTGCTCTCCCGTTTGATTGCTCTGTTAGCTTTGCTAAATTCAGAGCGGTTTACTAGTTTTATGTCGCCACCTGGGTTGGCTAATACATAACCTTCCCCGCCTGGCTTACCGGCAATTGATGCCTTAATATCAGTTTGTTTGCTTTCCATTTGTGTAATAATATCGTCTTTGACTTCCATTATACCTGAAACAGTTTGCCACATAGCCTGAAATGCCTTCATATGTTGTTTAATATATTCTATAATTTTTTGTTGTTTGTTCTTAGAAATTTTTGGATTACTAGTTAACCATTGTACAAAATCTTTGCCTAAATTTTCAAGACTACTATCTACTTTGGTATTAGTATAATTGTATAGTATATTTGCAAAGTCACTTACTTGCATTTGTTTCAATGTAGATTGGTCTAGTAAACTATCAATGGCAGGACCATTCTTAGCAACGATACTTTTTAAGTTGTTTAGTTTATCTAAGTTAACTTCGGGAGCAGTTTGTGCAACCACAGGTGGTAGCACTAATAACTTGTTGCCTTGAAATATATCATAGTCTTTTAAAGGAGCTTCAGTTCCATCAGCATCAACTACTCTATGAATAACAACACCTGCAGAACTTGCAAGTATCTTCTTACCAATATCGCTGTCTGCTTGTACTGTGTAGGTTACTGTGTTGGGTGTAAACTGTAATACGCCTTTGTTGTTAGTTGGTGTATCAAAGTAAAGCATATCGCCTTTGAAATATCCTCTGTGTTCAATTGGTACAGCTTTTTCCATAATAGGAAATAGAGCTTTCATTCTACCTGCGAATGCTACATAGCCTGGTTTATCTCTGTTCTTTCCACCACTACGGTTGAGGAACATCTGCTCAAGGTCATCAGCACTTTTTGCTTTGCCATCGTATCCTTTTGCACTAAAGCCTGACTTGTCTGTGAGTATAAACTCTCCATTTTCATCGCGGCCAAAAATGACTGCGGGAGATCCGTCCCATTTGATTGTTGCATTAGTGTGTCCTCCTGTACCCATACTAGATAGTGAATCTAATGCACGTTTTGCACCTGCACTACCTTGGAAAAATACTAAGTCTTCAGCATGTTGAATTCTAGCTTCAGCTTCATTTATTAATTCATTGAATCTCATTTAGGTAACTCTAATCCATTTTTTTCAAAGTTTTCTCTAGCATCTTTGATTAAGTTTTCGTAATTAGGATCTGTTTTAATTTTTGCAATAATTGTTTCAACACTATCCATGTCTTTTGCAGTAGCACTATCGCCCATCAATGTTTTTGCAATCTCGTCTGGATTCTTTGATATAGTTTGATTGGTAATTCTATCAACTAAGCCTGCACCACTACTAAATTTATATCCTTGTGCCTTAGCAATACTACTAATAAGGATCATTCTATGTTGTCCTTTGTACGGAGTATTGTCGCCACTACCTTTTAGTGCGAACTTCATAAACTCAGGCTCGCCAAACATTAAATCTGTTTGTACATATCCTTCTTCAGGATTGCCGTTGATTGGTGTTAGGAAGTGTACATTGATACCACTCTTTCTAATCCATTTTTTAAGATCATCACCTGGATGATTCTTTTGTACCCATGCCGCAAGTTTAGCAACCATTTCGTCTTTGGTAACTTCGTCTTGGTTAACAGCAATATCCATATCGCCACTTGTACTTCTAATACCTGTGCTACCTAATTTAAAATCTTTGTGTGGTAATCCTGTAATCTTTTCTAACCATGCAAGTGTAGGATCAACATCAGCTTGATTAATACGCTGTGTTACTGGTTCTTTAGTCTCAGGATCTTTGAATATGTTTCCGCCTTCATTAAGAATCATTGCTGGTGTCCTTTTTATTCTTAGATTCAATAACTCTATCAACACCACGTTTAAACTTACGAGGGTCGCCGCTACGAATACTGTTGATAAATCGTCTTTCTAAATCCGAAGCAGTTTCAGTGTCGTATGTCTCTGCAATGCGATTAAGTAAGTTAATAGAACTTTCAATAAGATTGTTACCCGTAGTTTGTACGAGTGCATCGTTGTCTGTAGTTGTTCTAAAACTACTAAGTTCTTCTAATATTGATCTTGTGCGTTTTCTCATATCGTTCTCAGTCCTTATGTTGTATTTAGTAAAGAAATAAACAAACTTGCTCATAAAGAGATTGACTTCTGCGTATAGGTGCTATATAATATGTATAGTTAAACACCTAAGCGGGTGTCGTATAATGGTAATACCTCAGATTTCCAATCTGATGCTAGGAGTTCGATTCTCCTCACCCGCTCCAAAGCCGGCATAGCTCAGTTGGTAGAGCAACTGATTTGTAATCAGTAGGTCCCGAGTTCGAATCTTGGTGCCGGCACCATAAATTTGCAAACGAAAAAAGATTAAAAAAGAAGTTGACACAGTCTAAGAGCTGTGTTATAGTGTATAAGTTAGGCAACCGCATAAGGACTCAATGAATTGCAGAATAGAGGCGAATTTAACTTAACTGCTACTCTCTATGACAAACGAGGTCGTATCCTTTCAATCGGAACAAACAGTTATACAAAGACACATCCATTACAAAGTAAGTTTGCAACAGAAGCTGGCAAACCTGGAGCCGTGTTCTTACATGCAGAAATTGATGCTCTGCGTAAATGTAAAGACTGGAAGTTGATTAGAAAAATTAAGATTGAACGATACGATTCAAAAGGCAATCCAAAACTTGCTAAACCGTGTAAAGTATGCAAACATGCAATTGAGCAAGTTGGAATTTCTGAAGTAGAGTTTACAAACGAAAAAGGTAAAGGAAGATGAATATCCAACATGAGCCGCTGTTTGACACAGCAAAAGTAGAAGCACACTACACAGAGAAAGACGGAGTGGAAGTACGATATATTTGCACTACAGATCTTACTGCTAGTGATTGCCCTGTTGACGTGTATTATAGAGCGACACCCCATCCCGAGTTTGGTAATCATTATTTTGGCTTGTACCACGATAACATTAGAAATCATCTTATGATCTGCAATGCTGACAAAGTGGAATCACTTGAGTTTGGTATGATTGAAGTAGACAGTAAATACTATTACAGTCAATCACATCACGATTATAAAGTTGTAGGCGACAAGATGATTGACGGTGGTCGAGCCTATACCCGTTCAAACGGTGGTGCTGTTGCTATGTATATTAACAACGGCAAGTTTTACATTAAAGAGTTAGAAGACATGATTGAGTATTATCAACCAGGGCAGGATTGTCAAGTATGAAAATTGGACTTAGTCTTTCTCGCTGTATGCGTGATATTTTAGAAGAGCGTGTAGACATCGCCGATGTGCTAGTGATTATTGCTCGTACAGATTTTGATCCGCACAATGACAACCATTGGAAGGCTATCTGGGAAGGATACATCTACGGCGGCATGAGCCATCCTGAATGGGCAGGACTAGAAGATCACAAACAAGAAATGCGTAAATTATTAATTGACTTGTATAGATATGGTAAACTACATCAGCCTCGACAGTTTAGTGCTCACCCCAAACGTTTGCCTTACTATTGGCTAGAGTGTTTTGTACCGCCCAATGAAATGAATCCTGCACAACAGAAAGCGTGGGACAACTATAAACTGATAACGGACTTAGCATGACATTTGAAGAATGGTTAGATGAAATAGAAAACTACGGGTCGCGTCAAGAACGCCTTGGCGAAGAACTGCCTATATCAGATACATTAATACAGTGGCTACGAGCCGCGTATGAAGTTGGATACGAACAAGGACAGAAAGATGACACTACCAGTTGAACGGACACAGGCTGTTCTTAGAACAGAAGAGTTTTTGAAGGACCTATTAGATCCTAAAAAAACTCCAAGGGTACCTAGACAAATACGAGACAGAGCATATCGTTGCCTGCGTCACTACCCTTCGCAATATCATATGATGTACATTGAAGAAAGTTTTGAAGAGGTAGATTATGAAAGTTAATATTGGA